GTCATGAAGCCAACTACTGGCTCTAGGGTTGCTGGGTCTAGTACGACACCACTGCTCATTAGTGGGATATATGGGCAGTAGAATGCAGCCGCATCTGTCTCTGTGTTGCCTTTATAGCCAACTAGGACAGGTGTTGTGTTAGCAGCATATGTGTCTACGTAGATTTTCATTGTGCTGTTTAGCGTACCAACGAACTTCTGGTTGGTTGGACCTTCGAAAGTACCTTCAGTTGTACGAGCGAATGCTGAAGTAGAAGCACTCTGTAGAACTGTTAGCATTTCTGGGGAAACAACTGCCCAGTTACCTAGACCACGGCGTGTGCGCTGACCGATTAGGTTAGCAACACGGTTGATTAGAACTGCTAGAGCAGCGTGTTCGTCACCAACGTATGTGGCAGTACCTGAAACGGTGTTTTGATCGAAGGTGTATTCGGTAGCGGCTAGGGCGCGTAGGGAACCGAGGATTTCTTGGTCGATTTCCTGTGTGATTTCCTGTGCTAGTGCTGCCATTACTTCAGCTTCGATATCAATGCCGTGCATTGCGTCTGCGTCCTGTGCAGCTTCAAAAGTCCAGCGAGCGGATAGCTTACGGGACTTAGCTTCAACAGGTTGCTTGACAATCTGGATGTTCATACGCTGACCTGGGTCACCTTCTAGTGTAGCTGTAGAAGCTGCACGAGCGTCATTGTTAGCGTTTGTTGTTGTATCAGCACCAGAATATGCTTCTGCGATACGATATGGTGATAGAGCTTCATCACCAGCAGTTGCGCCTGTACCACCTGTGGATGTTACGGTATCAGCGTAACGAACACGTAGTGTGTGGATTTGAGCAACTGGACCTTGCATTGGCTGAACACCAATTAGTTCGTTTGCGATAACAGTTGGCATAACACGACGAATAACTGGTAGGATAACTCTGTTTAGAGTAGCTACGTTACCGTGTGCTGTTGCACCAGCAGTTGCTGTTTCGCGTAGTAGTGCTTTCTTTGTATTTTCAAGAACAACACTCATTGAGTTGCGCTTGGAACCTTCTAGACCCTCAAGTAGAGCGCCTTTAGTTTCGTCCCAGCGGCTTTCTAGTAGTGGTTGTGACATTTGTATTTGTCTCCTATTTTATAAACCAGCCAATTTACGGATATCGCTTAGTTCTACGACATCTGCTTCTGGCTTTACTTTGTTTTTATCGCCTGTTTTTTCTGAACGGGACTCGGTTACCACTTTCTTTTGGGTTGATGGTTTACGGGTTTCGTTTAGCAGAGCAGGTAGATATTTGTCGAATGCTGTTTGTAGTTTACCTGTTTCAACAGATTCAAGTAGCTCACGCATAGCATTTGCCTTCTCACGATTTAATGGTTGTAGAAGTTCTTGCATAACCTTTGTGCGCTTGATGCTGTCTTTGACACCAGCAAGTTCACGATCCTTACTTTCAACTAGGCGAGCGGCTTTAGATACTTTGTCCTTGGACTCAGCAACTAGAGCTTTCTGATTAGCTAGTTCTTTTTCGAGTTTCTTGATTTCTACATTTGTGTTTAGGTGGGATGCACCAAACTCAGATGCAAAAGCTTCGAAGATGCGGCGACCAAAGTCGTTCTTTCTTGAAGCATCAATATCTTCTTTGAGTTGAGTAAGTTCTTTTGTAAGGTTTTTAGTAACTGTGCTTTCCACAAGTTTAGCTGATTTCTTGATGAATGCTTTCTGTAGGTCAGCAATCTTAGTTTTCGCTTCTGTTACAAGTTTAACCTTAGTTTCAGCTAGGTCTTTCTTGTCAGCTTGGAATTCTTCGATTTCTTCAGCTAGAGCTTGAACCATGAAGTCTTCAAACTTAGCTAGTGCTTCAGCTTGTACTTTACGGTCAGAACGAAGTTCTTTGATTTCCTCTGCTAGTTTAGTAACCATGAACTGGTCAAACCTTTGTGCAGATTCTGTCATTTTTTTATTGAACTTCACACGGTCTTCAGCAAGAGCTTGCTTTTCTTTTACGATCTGCTTTAGCTCGTCCTGTAGACTTTCAGTTACCATGTTATCAAGTGCTTCAACCATTACTGTTTTATCGTGCTGATATTTTTGAGCGAATTCCTCACGGAGTTCCGCCTTGGATTGCTCTTTGATTTCGCCAATTTTTTCTTCCCAAGCTTCTTGAATAGCCTGACGGGTTTCTTCATTGACTAGATCGCTTTCCAATAATGGTTTTAGTGCATCGAACATATAGTTCTCCTTGTTTATCCTAAAGTTTTAGGTCTTTGATAAGACGAATAACGCCTTCTCTTAGATATTTCTGAACTTTTTGATCTTCGCCAGCCTCTTTGGCGATGTTCAGAAGTGCTTGCCCACCATTCATATTCAATAAGCCTTCATAGATGGCTGTTGGATATGCATTTGGGGCTGATGGTTGGGCTACTACGTCCACTGTGACAATTTCGAAATCTGAGACAGTGCCATTGCTTTCATTAACATTACCACTACCTCTACTTGATACGCCCAACTTTACGCCAGACTCCAACATGGTTTGCACGAGCTTACCCATTGGAGTTGGAATAATCTTTAATTTACCGAAACCGTTTGCACCTTCCATCCACATATTTTCAATAGTGTGAGATACACGGTCAAGGTTTATCTGCAAATCGTCTGGGTGGTCTACTTCACCTAGAACTGATTCACCGTTCTTTAATTTCTCTGTAATCTGTTTAACAGCATTATTGATTTCATTCACTGGATATACACGCTTGTTAGCGTTCTGTACATCACCTTGAATACAAATGCCTTTCATAAAGAGTTCCTTACCTTCATTGGCACTTTCAACGACGATTTGTGCCTGATTGAAGGTAAGGTGTTCTCTCAAGTAAGAAGCCATTTTTACTTTCCTTTAACTCTCTAAGGAGCCTTAGTTGTGACTCTTTGGCATTGGGCCTTTGCCCTTGCCTGGGTCTTCGCTCTTGGCTGCTGGAACCTTGTCGTGTTTGCCTGGTTCAGTGTTGATGCCGCCAGCGAAATCACCTGATTTCGGAGTCGCATTGTCGGACATTGAACCCTTGGTTTGCATTGAACCTTTGCCTGATTTAGCAACTGGTCCGTGGCCTTTACCTGGGTCTTCGCCCTTTGCTGGTGCGACTTTTTCTTTATATTCACGAACAAATGTTTCTTCAACTTCATCTTCTTCGTCACCGAAGTCCATGTCGTCGTCTTCTTCATCGTCCATGTCCATTTCTTCGTCGTCACCTTCTTCGTCGTCGAATTCCATACCTAGTTCATCTTCGTCTTCTTCGTCGCCGTATTCACCGCCGTCTACGATTTCAGAGAATTTTGCTTCTAGGTCATCTAATGCATCTTCTAGATCAACAACACGATCTTCTAGGTCTTCGTCACCCATCTCATCGTCCATTTCCATTGTCATACCAGCTTCATCAGCTTCGATATCATCAATCATATCGTCGGATGGAAGTTTATTAGAGAACTCGTCTTCATCTACGAAAGATTCTCCTAGTTCGTCTTCATCGTCCATGTCCATTTCTTCGTCTTCTGACTCATCTAGGTCTTCTTCATCTAGAATGTTTTCATAAATTTCACGGGATTTTTCTACGCAGATATCGTGGAGAAGGCTACGGGCCTTGTCCATTTCTTCATTTACTACGTATTCAATTAGTTTTTCAAACTTGCTCATATTAGTAAAACTCCTTTAAAGTTAATAGGCTTCTATACACTTATTTACCAATAAGTGCTTATATATTTAGCAAATAACTTATTTTTTGCATTTTTTGGAGTTTTATAGTGACATTTCACCGCCTTCTTCCGAAGGTGCTTTGTATTGTTGCTGAATCTGTTTGATTTTTTCCTCATATTCTACTGTCCTCGCATCATTCATCATACGAAGTTTGTTAATATGGGCAAGGGTTAATCGTGTTTTACGAGTATCGGATTTATTTGCTCTTGACTCATCTTCTTTCTGGTCAAGGTGTCCTTCTTGGTCTTCGGGGCGGGTATATAACTCTGCTAAAAACATCACTGTACCTTTTTCTTTTATTTATCAAATATCAAGGTCTTCACCGCCCTCAACAGGAGTTCCGCCTTCGTCTTCTAGACCCATATCATCTCCCATATCAGGCTGTTCGGGATCGGCAAGTTCCATATCACTCTCGAAACCACCAGGACTCATACCAATACCGCGCATACTTTCTCCGCTAATAGGTAATGTATCGTCTTGAGAATTTTCTTCACGCCACATCTCATCATTCTCTTGCATCTCTTCTTCTGTAAGACCGAGATAGCGTTTCATTAGAAAACGTTTCGCCATATATGGTTCATCTTTCAGTTGTGTAAATGTACTAATACGGTTACTATCCACCTCTACTTGTCGATAGGCAGCAAAATTTTGTGGTTCATTGAAACGTAAGTCAAACACAGAGTTATCAATCTCAAGACCACGGTAAGAAAGGAAAATTTTGAATTCTTGGTCAAGTGTTGGAGCAATAAGAGTTTGTAATCCCATGCAGAAGTCGTTATATACCTGTTCTTCCATCAAGGATTGGCCTAATTTCCCATCATTATAAGCAGAGTTTCCGTCACTTGAGAAGGTTGAGATATATGTTTTCGGTACACGCAATCCGTGTAGTAATAGATTGTTGAAATATAATAGGTCATTAATCTCGCCAAGGTTAGAACCACCTTCTAATGTTTCCACACTTGAACCACGACCATCAGCAGTTGTTGGGAAGAAATAATCCTCACCAGTTGATAGTGGGTTATATGTAGCATCCATAGCATTTTGACCACCGTTTACAGACGGTAGACGCTTTTGATGGATTTCGTTCTTTACACGCTCAACAAAAGCCATAGCCATATGGGAAGGCATATTACCTACATCAATCTTGAATACACGGCGTTCTGGGGCACGTTGAATACGGTAGATTAGGATTGCGTCTTCAAGAAGTTCTTTCTGCTTGAATACTTTATAGATTTTCTCAAGAATGGATGTACCGAAAGGCCAAGATACATCAAGTCCTTCTGTTAGGGTACAATGAACAATGTGTTCAACAGCAATAGCATTCTCGTTGATTTGTTGTTCAAAACGAGAACCACCATCCATAGCATACCCACCCTGTGGCTGTAAATAACTTTGATTTACACTTGTTCCGGTAGACGTTACGCCAGTTGATGCATCCTGGTGTGTATGCTGGGTCATCGTCATGTTTTCGAAGTTTGGGTTGATGTTTCTAAGAACGTATTGCTCTGGTTTCTTACCATCACCTTCGTTCACGATAACTTTAACAACATCTTCCATCGTAACCCAGTATAACTCCATTGTCTCTGGATCACGGATAAATACTTGGTCACCGTACTTGATGGTGTTTCTGAAAATCTTGAAGATACGTTTTTCAAAATCGTTAATTTTCCACCATTGGATAAGTGCTTCACGGAGCATCTTGATTTCATTATCAGTTGCTTTTTCGTTGAAATAAATGTCGAAAGAAGTACCGTTCTCTACGTTTTTCTGTGTGCAAGAACGAGCAATAATGTCTAGGGCAGCATTGACTACAGCATCAGCATCCATATTCTCATATTGAGCATATCGTTCAATACGGTTAGGGTGACCAGTATATACATCTGGTAGATTGTTTGCCCAGTTTCCATACCCAAAGGAGTCTGTATTACTATGACCAGCGTTCGCATGGGTCAATGGGCTGGATGTAGAACTGTGTAGTTTAAAGTGTTTGCGCCAAGACATTCGTATTCCTTTTATATAGGGTATTTATTAGAAAAATATTCATTAGTCAGGTTTTGATGCTACGTCAGCGGTGTTTGAACTTGTTTTTTTGGCTTCTTTTAATAACTCTTGTAGAGTTTCCAGAACTGCATTACTATCTTCAATTTCCTTGTTTGTTCTATTGCGTTCGAAACCACGCTGTTTAGAGGCATCTGTTCTAAGATCAGCTATTTCTTTCTTTAGTTCCTCAATGTTAGTTTTAAGATGTTGCTTTTCTTCGTCATCTATTTTTTTATCACTTGAGATCAAATCCCCAAACTTACCGTACCTCTCGGACGTGGAACCTCTGAACGGATTAAGGCCCGAAGTCGTAGGATCGTATATTTGTCTTCCTATCGGATTACCAGAGGCATCGACCGCACCGAGTTCGTCCACCACTTTGGCGGTCCGCCTTGCGGAAGATGTGCTACTGCTATCTGGATTGTTCACACCATTCATTTTTTCCAAAATTGTACCAAGATTATTTAATTGTTCTGCCACAAACTCAATAGATTTAGATGATATTTCAACCAAAGTTCCACCGACACCGAGGGTTTTTTGTCCCAGTTCTTGTAGTTGTTCAGCAGCATTTTGTAAAGATTGAGATGCTTTGTTGACCTGTTGTGTCGTTTTATCTAAACCTTTAGCAGCGCCTTCGATATCGGCACTTAGTTTCGTATTATCCAATGCAACCTGTTTTCTAACTGCATCAGATGTAAAAGTATATGTGTCTTGTACAGTTTTAATGATACCTTCCTGGGCGGCACCAGGAATAGTAGCTAGTTGTGCAATCCACCTATTACCTTTTACGTCAGCCGCAAAACCTTCAGTAGCAGCTTTATAACTGGAAAACATAGCATCTGAGTATGCTTTTGGGTTTGCACCTTGCTTTATTTGTAGCGTTTGATCGGTTAACCATTTTACCAAAGAGGCGTTTGTTCTTGCAAACTGCAACGTATCGTCTGAAACCAATCTACCTCTGGACAACACTTCATCGATAACTTTTTGACCCAGTGGACCAAACTGTGCTGCTACTGTTGTCAACTGTTTAAAATTATCAGTTACACCGGTAATGCGCTGTTCGGCTAGTTCATCCAATGAAGCACGAACAGCCGCTGATCTCATAGCTTCCTGTTGTTTCTTTTGTATTGCATCTACTTCTTCGCCAGTGAAGGAACTTAGTAGTTTAAGGTTTTTAGCATACTGTTGTGCGCCGGTTCTCACTTCCTCTTGAGACATATACTGTAACTGCCCTGTTCGCTGAACCATTGCCAAATATTCCGCTTGTGTCTCCCTAGCTTCTTCAAATGAGTACCCAAGACTTCTTAGTTCCAATTCACGTTCTTCTCTTAATTTTATACTGGCAGCTTGTTCGGCTTTTGTTGCACCAATCGATGATCTCATCCACGTATTAAATGTAGTAACACCATTGGACACTGAACCACCGAGAAGTACTAACTCAGCATTTGCTTTTTTCGTGAACGTCTGAAATTGTGTGAGTAGAAGTCCCGTTTCGTTAGCTTTTTCACCCATTTCAGTCAGGCCACCGGCAAATTGTACACCTTGGGCTTGTAATGTTCTCATTGTGTCTGTATATTTCTGCAACTGACCCAGTGCAAAACCACTGAAAGCGGCTCCAGCCGTAATTATAGCTGCTCCGGCTTTACCAGCAGCAGTTGATAACCCACCAATGAATGGAATGGCACTTGCTGCTTCGCCAGCAGCTTCGGCCATTTTACCAAGCTGATCAGCAACCATTTTGATTATTGGTTGGAAACTGGTGAAAGACTGTTTGGAATCCATTAGACCGCCAGCAACATCACCGCTGGCTTTAGCAAGGTTCTTTCCTGCATTTTTCGCACTAGTAGAAAATAAACTCATGTTATCGGCAGTATCTTCTAAAATATCGTCAATATTTTCTAGTTCACCACCCGCTTGGCGTAGTTGCCTTCTGAAATTATCAATGTCTCTTCTTCCGCCGCCACCGCCGCCGGTTCCATTACCGCCAGATATCAAAGAAAGAGCATCGACAATACTATTGGTGTTTCTTTCACTAGCAGTCATCAATGATGCAAGACTATTAACAATATCATCATTCGTTGCCGCCATAATTATATACCGCCATTATTAATCAAATAAATATTCATACAGATATTTATCGTTATGGAGTTATCAATATGAATACAAATCCACTACAAAGTTACTTTCGTGTGCCGGCATTAGTTCTAGAACTTCCGAGTAAAGGAGAATGGTATCCTGAAGGAATGCTTGCAAGTGATAACGGCGAAGTAGAAGTTTTCCCAATGACGGCAAAAGATGATATTATTCTCCAAACCCCTGATGCTCTTTTAAATGGTTCTGCTACTAGAAAAATTATAGAAAGCTGCATACCTTCCATAAAGGATGCTAACTGGGTTCCATCTATTGACCTTGATTCTATTTTAATCGCTATCAGAATTTCTTCGTATGGCGAGACACTAACTATAACTTCTGAATGTCCGAATGAACAATGTAGAAACGTAGATGATTATAAAATAGACTTATCAAGTGTTCTAGATAGAATACAAGTTCCCGATCTAAATGTTCCCGCTGTATATAAAGATTTAAAAATATTTTTTAAACCACAAAACTTTAAGACTATAAACTCTAAGAACTTAGAAGCATATGAGCAAAAAAGAGCTATAATGGTAGCAACAAATAAAGATGAAGATGAAGAGAATAGATTGTTTATCCTCAACGATATTGTAGCAAAAATTGCGGATTTGACATTAAATCAGATAACCGATAGTATATTATATATAGAAATGCCCGATGGTAAAAAAATTGATAACGTTGTACATCTAAATGAGTTTATTGATAACTGTGATAGAATCACATACGAGGCAATAAAGAAAAAGATATTCGAAATGAATGCTAAAAATGAAAAGATATCCGATATGCATATCACTTGTGATAAGTGCGGAAATGAATATATTACTAAACTTTCATTGGAATTTTCTGATTTTTTCGGGTAAGGCTTTTACAGCTAGATAACCAGAGCATTGTAAAAATGCTGAAAGATATGGAAAAGTCTGTAAAAGCCATCAAGAAAAACTTACTTGTTATATGCTGGAATATGAGAGGAAGTATTAGCTACAGTGAAGCAATGCATTTGAGTAGTGAAGAAATGGAAATCATTTCATCTATCATAAGCGATAATATGGAAGTAACGAATAAGTCAGGACTTCCTTATTTCTAGTTATGGATTTGCAGCATCCCACGCCGCTTGTACTGCCGCCTGATCAGTTGCTGGAACAAAACCGGCGCCGGTAATTCTTAACCACTGTGAACCATTCCATTTATGACCGACACCCAAATAATCGATCCTACTATTAGGAGCAGGCCCAGCAGGCGGTGTATCTGTCATTTTCTTACTAAATTTATCTTTTGCTCTATTAATAACTAGTTGTGTTAGATATTCTTTGATATCATCACCGCTATTGTATGGTGGAGTCGTTTTGGATAAATCGTTTTCATTGAAAACTTTACCTACAAACATTTTTAACAGTTTATCGATTGCATCTTGTTTAACTACTGGGTCGTTATCTTCAAGTTCTGGGTTATCCGGAGTATATTTACCTATAGTCGATATCCAAAGATCATGGACTTTTTTTGCGGAAACTTTAGCAACATGCATTAGTTTCTTTTTATCCAGCTTTTCTTTGGTCTTACTCAATCCCTTTCTAATAGAATCGATTGGACCTTCAGTAATAATTTCATGTGTTTTCATAGTACAGTTATTTATCAGTAATCGATGAACTACGTTCATCGGTGTAACTCATAACTTCGTTTCGCTTCGCTGCACTCAGTTATTCATTCCACATTTCATTCCATAGTTATTGGGGCTTAAAATTTTAGAACTGAATAGTTCTTATTTCCACTATTTCTGTAGATTTTGGGCATACTTCTCCTATCCGCAGGAGAAGTAAAAAAAGCCGTACTCTTTCTGTGAGTTTCTACAGCATTTACCTAAAGGGGATTTCCTAAGAACGAAGGCGATTAGCCGTTACCTCCTACCCCAGCTTCCTCTAATGGACCCTCACATCCCGTAGATAACCAAGATGAGTTTTGGGCTGCGGTTGTACCTTTTTCACAGTGCCGCAATCATTTGAGCCGTAAGTGTCTCTGCCTCCCACGCATGGACGCATAATGCGAGCCGTCCTGACGCATAATTAAAACATATTGTGTGGGTATTTTGTGCCTATTGTGCCTAAATGGGATGTCCCGGAGGTATGCCTGATTGTGCCTAAGTTTTATGCCTTACAGATACTATTATATATGCTTTATAAATCAAGAGTCAATTTTTTTTATAAATAAAAACATGACAGACGAAATCAGAGAATTAAATGGTATAAAATACCTGACACCGAATCGCAGATGTGTGAAACGTGTAGAAAGAATACACATAAAAGATGAATTGGGGATGCGATGGCTGCATACACAATCCGAAGGAGATATCTTATTAGATGTCGGTGGGAATGTCGGTATGTATGCTCTGCCAGCCGCTTTCAAACATAAGTTACGAGTTTACGCATTTGAACCCGAACATAGGAATTACTCTTTATTATGTAGAAACATCATCTTGAACGGGTTACAAGATCAAATAACCGCTTATTGTCTGGCTGTAAGTGATAAGATGGATTTTAATGAGCTATATATAAATGGCATTGAAGACGGTACATCATGTCATTCATTTGGAGAAGAACTTGATTATAACCTAAATCCAACTAAATCTGCCGCCAAACAAGGATGTATGTCCATTACTATTGACCAGTTTATGGAAAACCGAAGTGTTGAGAAGGATATTCATTTAAAAATTGATGTAGATGGCTTTGACTATAAGGTTATTCTTGGTGCTGAAAAAACTCTACAAAATCCAAAAACCAAGTCTGTTATTATGGAAATAAATACGAACCTAGAAAAGCATAGAAACGTATTCGGAATAATGGAAAATCATGGTTTTGAAATGGTTGAATCGTGTGTGCGTTCAGAAGGAAATTTTGTCGGTGTAGGTAATCACGTATTCATACGTTCACATATCAGACCTTAAAGATATCACTAATGTACGTCTTGTCTTGATGCCGTCTGATTTATAACTATGCCACGCATTTTCATTTCTACTAAAACTAAAAGCACGATTTTTTAACCAATCTACTTGTCTGGCGTTTTCACCATCCTCACTATCGTATAACCAAGTACCTTCATTATAGTCAGAAATGTATATCACCGTTGTTAGTAGTTTATCGGGTTTGTCTGAGTGAATACGAAATACATAATCTTTTCCAACGTTAACGATATTGAACGTAGTATGGGTATGATGTTCAACCTTCTCTGGGGCCAAACGTTGTAAAACTTCCTTTAACTTCGGTTCATATAAATTCCGCATATTGATAACGGTTTCATCGGATAAGTTATGATACCCTGGATTATATGATTTAACATGCTTGAACTGGGTATTTCTTCGTAAAAAATTAGATACTACATTTGATTCCAAATCTATGGTATGATTGTACACATCCCAATCTAATGGTCCTGTGTCGAAATCCATGTTTTCCGCAAGAGACAAATGTTCAGCGGATAAAAAATCGTCTATAATCTCATAGGGGGGCCACATTTTTTCTCTTAAACTCCGTTTCTTTTAGTGTTTCTTTTGGAGGTCTAAATTTTACAGCGGCAATATTTCCGTTGTAGTATTTCCGTTCTCCGTTCTCTAATTCTTCAAGAAGAACATTTTCTTCAACTTGAATCTTTACTTCTGCATAGTATAAGCTACCTTTTGTCTCGTGTAGAGACTCGATATGGAACTCATAGTTCTCTTTGCCATGCTGTTCGATGGCAGCGTTAAGATGTGTGGAAGAGCCGGTATAGGTTTTCCAATCCGACTCTTTCCTCACAACTTTACGATTCTTTCTTGATTTGAGCTTGACCCTTCTAGTAGACTGAAACTGTTTCTTTCCAATATACTGTCTACCAGTATGCTTTTCGGTTATACGATAGATAAAACCGAACCATTCAGAAGGATCAAACTCATGGGGAAATTCCCAATGTCCTGTATCCATACAGGTATTTACATAGAGTTTTTCTTTTCTTGAATTTCCGCACGACGAGTTTTGGCTAGTTTACCTAGTTCACCTAGTGCTTTACGGGCACGTGCTGCCGCAGCCTTCACACTCTTAGTTTCAAAAGCTTCGCTTTCTTTAAGATAAGCTTCGTATTGTTCTACAATTTGTTCATGTGTAGTCATTGTAATCTCCTTGATATTTCTTTTATAATATTTAATTCTTCACGGACTCTTGGTTGAGCATATCCACATTCGTATGTTTTTGTGTGTAGCTCAAGTCTTCTTCTTATTCTTTCCTTTAAATCTAACTTGTTATATATCCAATCATACGAGTCAAGTTTAGTATATTGTAGCATACTATGTATAGGTGTGTCCATATTTATATGCATCGTTGTTCCCCAACGCATTAATTCAATAACCGATTGTGCGTAATCTTTATATCGTTCTAATCCACCTAAGTTTTGCTGATGATCGTAAAGTGTTTCTGTCGGGTAACCTGTAATCATAAGCCAGATGTTCTTGATACCGTAAAATCCAGATTGTTGAATATGATAATCTATATCGGCATTACTAAACTTTTTACGCATGTGATTTCTTACGTCTTCGCTAAAACTTTCTATACCAATAGTTAGTTGGTCACATCCAGCATAATACATTGCTTCGTAATGGTGTGATGGCATTTGGTTACGAGGACGACAAATAGCCTGTCCTGCATATTTGACGTTAAGGTTACTTTCTGATATAGCAACATTCATATTGTAGAAGTTGCTAACGGACCCGTTAATGAGACTATCTGTAAAGTCGAAGTATGATATACCTATTGTATTAATATGATGTTTCATTTCTTCTACAATATTCTTACCAGACCTATACCTAAACTGCGGCCAAATATTCTGAATATCGCAAAAAGTACAACGGCGAACACATCCACGTGAACCCGTCATATAAACTTTATCTGAGGTATACTTGGATAAATCAAAACCCTCATACGATGGGAAAGGGAAGTCATCTAGATTTTCACCATATTCTTTCCCAACTAGAAGTTTCCGCATAAAATTTTCAGCATCACCATAACAAACGTGATTTGCATATTCGCCGATCCAATCTTTAGCGTTATTACATCCATTTCCACCAGCGATAACTGGAATAGGTGATTTTATGGATAATAAAGTCTTAGCTGGATTTAAACTCCAATAACTAAAAATGCTCACACAAAGGTAGTCGTAGTCAGTTGCTACATTGTACACATTATCGCACCATAAAGATATAAGCTTATTCTCGATGTCTTTGGGTAAATCATTGATGATATTCATACACCAATCGTTGAGTTTTGCATATTCATCGTCGGTCATATTAGTCTTGCATATATGAACAAAGTCAACAATAGTTGTATCGCAACCACAATCCTTTGCGATTCCGTTTAAAATACCTAATGCTGCTGACGGTGCTACAAGGTCAAGCCTTGGCAGATTTACCAAAAGTAGTTTCATTTAGTTCGTTTACTAATTCCTTGTGTTCTAGTCTTCCAATGTAAAAGTCATATTCATCGCCTGATGTATCTGTCAACCCGAAATGTTCCATCTTGGATTGCTCTACCATTGACTTATATAATTCCCAAAACTTTTCATGATAGTAGTCCATACTTATCATATGATCAAACTGTTGTATGTCAGCAAGGTAATAGTCAAGCATAATATGATCCATTCTAACCACTGGTTTTATTTTCCAAGGTTCAAAAAATACACGAATTCTGCATGTCCTATCAAGTTTGATATAATAACAGTCCTTCATCTTTTTAGGCTTGACAACAACATCGTCAATTTCAAACCTAATCATATTGAACTGTCCTTGCACACTAAACAAACTCATCACCATTCACTTGCTGTTTCAAGTGTTACTTCACTAGACTTACATTTAGTCTGGCATTCATACCACTTGAAAGTTTTGAACTCATTATCCCAGAAGTCATCTTGTAGAATATCTGGTAATGATCTTTCATAAAGACTGAACTTACCTTGCCAATCATCATTATGTGCGTAACGATTTGCAACCCAACAACAAGGATAAAATTCACCACGACTGTTTATAAACAATCCCTTTGATCCTATTCTACATAATGGTTTAACGCCATTCTCGACCGGGGTGTTCATATAATATTTTGTTGTGTCCCTTTTGTCGTAATCATCCCGATTGGTAAAATAAGTGACTTGGCGTTGAAATCTGTTTGTTGTGCTTACTAACTTGGAGCTTGGCTCAAGTGGGTCATTCTCTCCGTATCTTGGATAGAAGCTACCGAACTTTGTGCTGAGTGTAAGCTGAAACTTATCGAAGCCTTTGTTCTTTGCCATTTCTTTCATAATATGGATCATATTCTCGTTAAACTTGAAAGCTATGGCGTCCCACACAACATAGGCTTTGGATTTTATCATAGCATCAATGCCAACGCAGATGGATTCCCAATCTGATCCGACACGGTATTGTTCATTACTTTTCTGATCCCATCCATCAAGGCTAAAGTGGATAACATCTTGTTCGCCCATAAGCATACCAAGCTTGCGCCACCACATAGCATCCTTGTAACTACCATTGGTGACAATAACTATCTGTATATCTTTGTTCATAGTCTTTAAGTGCTTTATGATTTGTATAAGATCAGTCGTATAAATTGGATCACCATCGTCGCCGCAGAATGTAATCTTCTTGACCTCTTGCATTACTTCCTTTGTGAAGTTTCGCTGAAAGAAGTCAAGACGCAACTGAGTATTCAGAAGCGTCTCTGGGACTTCCGTTCTGGCACAACGCAAACACTTTAGTGTGCATCGCGAGCTTGATTCAATATGATAATGCCATCTTGCTAAACTCACAATATCTCCACATCTGTCGCGTAACTAGTATAACCGTTTTCTTTCGTTACGGTTAGAACGTTATTTACACGTGATGCGAGGTCATCTTTATGACTAACAAGCCACACTGATTTCTTACGATCACGAGAAATCTTCTTCAAGATACCGATACTGCTATCAACACCACTGGTATCCATACCACTATCAATCAACTCGTCAATAAACAATAGATTAACTGGGTGATATAGATTTTCCCATACATCACGAAATGCCCAAGATAGACTTAGGATTAGACGGTTCCGTTCTCCACGGGATAGGTTATCAAAGTCAAGATCACGACCATATTCTGTAATCTCAACACTTAAATCGTTCTGGAACTCCACAGTATGTGGTAATCCAATCTTGTCTAGATAATACCCAAGACGATTATTTAAGAACGATAGGTTCTGGTCAATAATTTTCTTACGGATATAGCTATCCTTGTTAGTCAATAGCTTCAATAAGAATTCTTGGTGGTCTTTTAGTTTTGATAAATCATTTAGCGTATCATAGCTAATATCAGTCAAAGCTTCATTTTTCAACTGATTAATCTGTTCGCTATACGGGTCAGTTTCTTTCTGTGTTTCTTCAATCTGGGTAGTAAGATAGTTTAATGTAGAACTATGATTATGTGCCTCGTGTAGTTCTTCATAGAATGTTTCTGGTTTAGGTCCAATATGTTGGTCGGTAGCCAGTTGTGAAGAGATATCATCAACTAACTCCTTCGCTTCACGATATTCTTCTTCCGCACTATCCCATTCACGCCTTGCCTCGTCAATAAGATGTTCGTGTTTATCGTCGTGTAGTTCCTGTTCACAGGTAGGACATTTCATATCCTTGGCTGTGTCGTAGTTATTCTTAGCTTTATCCAGATGTTTATCTGCCCGTTTCAAGGTTGTCTCTGCTGATGACAGTTCTTTCGCCAAAGCATCCGCTAAAGCTTTCCGTTCTGTCCACTCCTTTAGTTCGGCATGAGCATCTAGTTCTGCTTGGATATCCAGATGGCTAAGTTCTTCCAACTGTTCCGCAAGTTTATCCAACTTTTCCTTATGAGATTTTTTCCAAGCTTTTTGTCGTAGTTCAAGATTCTTGATGGTATCGCCAATCTTTTCATTGGACTGTTTGATAGTAGCAATACGAACTTCCTCATCACGAATAAGGTCTTTTGTACCTGGAATGTCGTTTGGTTTGTCACCATTCAACACTTTCTTTAGGTTATCTGCCTTCTCACTGAGTAAGGTGATACCAAGTAACTGTTCAATGACATTCCGTTGCGGTGCCGCTGGCATACTGAGAAAAGGTTGAGTATAAGTGTTCAGCGCAAGAATGTGTTTGAACATATCGTGCGTCATTGCTAATAGGCGTTCAATCTCTTCCTGTGTTTTGCGACTATCACCTTGCGCTTCGTCATCCATCATCTGCTCTTGGTCTTCGATAAAGAAACGAAGGAAGTTTGGTTTACGACCACGTTCAATACGATATGTAAGTCCGTCCTTCTCAAACTCAACGGTACATACCATATTCTTACCATTGGTTTTATTGATGAGGTTATTGACTTTGATTTTAGTCAATGCGTTCCCATACAACACATATGACAATGCGTTGATGATTGTTGTCTTACCAGTTCCGTTACGTGCGCCAGCATCATCACCGCCTTGATCTAAGTTTTTACCAAGTACGAGTGTGAGATCATCGCGGTTGAAATCTACAGCTTGGGTTTGGTTACCCACGCTCATAAAGTTTTTAACTGTCAATGCGCGTATACTGAAAGTCATTATTTTCTATTCCTTTTTAGATTTTGTTTCACATTGGGTAGTGTTTTTAGTATCTTTCAATATCAAGCGTGATGCAATGCAATCCGCCATCAACAAAGAATCTATGTCTCCACGGTACATGAATAGGTTCCACCCCTACGGATTTAATCATATTATGGAAGTCTTTGTTGTTGCTGTTAACAAAAACATGCTTGTGGTCAAGACAGAGAAGGTTAACATCAAAGACTGTTTCTTCTGCATAACCTGTCCAGCTTGATAGATAATTGTTTACAAAGTTGATGAAGCGATTGTTACTTTCTTCACCTTTAACCCACCATTTACCGTCATTTTTCTGTTTTATTTTTTTAAAATCTTCCAATTGAGATTGATAGTTCTTCCACGGAACGCCGACTACATTATCAACACCGAATATTCCTTTGTAGTCAATAAGGTTTGGGATACCTACTATGGTTGACGGATTCAAAAATACAAAGCAACCATCTGTGTGACCAGCCTTTGTATTAATATGTATCCATTCCTTCCCATCCATATGAATTTTGTTTTGTAGAAGTGTTGTGAAGTCTGTATATTCATTGTGATCGACGATGACAGATGTATTAGTGATAATAATGTTTGGTCCTTCAACAGAGTTACAGCCATCACGATATCTCAATGTATAATAAAAACTGTCTATTTCTTCTTGGATGTCATTCGGGACTGTATATGTACCGCGAATGTAGTCTTGAAAATCAGGCCAATCTGTACCTTTTAATACATCGTATTTCTCTTTACTGAACCATATATTCTCATGAAAATTATGTTTATTCTCTTTCATAGATATACGATGGTGGTTTTCGATTATTTTATAAATGTCTTTGTAGTTGTTATCGTACTCAAGTAATACATCAGTTACATCCTTTTCATACTTTCTATAACCAACGTTGTAGCAAGTATTACCAAAAACGTGATGCGTATCTCTTGGGCAAATCGGTGGACTTATCATATTATCTAAATCAAAAACTCCTTGCGGTTGGTTCGGACGCATGACCTTGATACTGTGTTCTTTAAGAATATCGACAAAATTTTCTAAATCTTCTTGTATTTCGTGACTTATCCGTTTCAGAGGTTCACGTATAGCATCTTCTTTAATACTATCAAAAAAATCAGGGGTAAACCAAGTACCAAGCATGACATGCTTGAGGGTGTCGGTCTGGCTAAAAACGTTATATGTCATTAAAGGTTCCTATACAAATCCAATAAAACCTTCGGATCATAAAACTCAGACTCAACCTGTTCTAACTGTGAGGTCACAATAGTATCCACGCTTTCGAAGTTTACCTCTCCGTCAAAATCTTCTTTATGTTCTTGGGTGTTGATTGGGATCAAGTTTAGTTCACGAAGGTTATACTTGTCCATAAACTCTTCTTTGATGAAGTTAGCCTCTTCATAACTGATTTCGATATCTAATGAAACCCGTGCGTATGTCTTAGCTAACATATATTTATCTGGGTCTTCAAGTAATGTTGATAGTTTGAGAGTACGATACTTGGGAGCGTCAGGCCAGGCGATATGTTTAGGTTCACCTCCCCATTCAAGTATGGTTGCGCCTCGCTTGTCGTCCCAAGCATCGCTGTAGTTGTGTGGGAATGCGTTGCCAATATACAACACATTACCCTGTTCTTGCCTGTGATGGAAGTGTCCACTAAAGACCTTTTCTATCCCTTCGAAATCTTGTACTCTGACTTCTCCGTGATCAGGCATTCGCACCATGGCGTTCATATAGAAGTGGGGCAACTCAAGATGACCAAGAAGATACTTAGCTTCGATTTTTTTAATCTTCTTGTGATCGTCACCTACAAGCCATGGTGCAATCGCTACATCACCTTCGTTAAAGAAATCATTGACGATGGTGATACCCTTGATGTTTCTAGCCCATTCTGCACTTTGCAAATCACGGCGGTCCCGATAATACAAGTCATGATTACCGGGAATGAAGAATGTTTGACTAAAAGCATTAGATAGTTTTTCGAGTGACATAAGGCTGGCGTTCATTGTTCGTATGTTAATAGTATGACGATAATGATGCCAATCGCCAAGGAAGAAACACGTATCACAATCGTGCTTCTTGCCTTGTTCGATTATCCAATCTATGAATTCAACACAGTCTTGGTTATGTACTTCACTGTTACTCTTGTTACCGAAATGGATATCGGTAAACATAATAGCTTTCTTGAATAAGTTGCCCATATTATTCCTCTTTACTTGAGAACTATTATACTACAAATGAAAAGAGAAAGTCTATTTCTTTTTTGCGTCAATGTCTGCTTGTGTTTGTGATTGACGGGTATAACTTGGCGTCAAACCATTCATTTCCAAAATATCATCGCGAATATTCTGTCCACGTTTCTCAATATTCAATACTCTTGTGAATGATGCATTGATAATCGCAGTATAATAAGCAAATGGGTTTTGCGATTTGCTTTCATCAAACTGAAGACCAACTTGGCTCAACTGAAGCAATGCTTGTTGTTGCATTTCATCATT